TTATGATTGGAATTTTTCTGAGTCTTGCCAATTTACTAAATATAAGTTAAATCAATATTATGATTGGCATTGTGATTCTTGGGATAAACCTTATGATAAACCAGAAGATCAAAATAGTCATGGTAAAATTAGAAAATTATCTGTAACTTGCCAATTAACTGATGGCTCAGAATATACAGGTGGAGAACTACAGTTTGATTGCAGAAATTATGATCCACATATGCGTGATGAAGATAAGCATGTGTTGACTGTAAAGGAAATACTTCCTAAAGGCTCTATCGTTGTATTTCCTTCTTTTGTGTGGCATAGAGTACAACCAGTTACCAGAGGAACAAGATATTCTTTAGTTATATGGAACTTAGGATATCCTTTTAAATAATATGTTTATAAACGAATATTTTAAAACACCGATCTGGATGGAAGATAAACCAGAATTTGTAAAGTCGCTTACTAAAGCAACTGACAAATATATTAAAGAATCTAGAGATTTAAGAAAAACAGATATTAAAAAGAATGGTGATTTTGGTACTTCGTATCATTCAACACCACTAACTGCAGATACTAAGTTTAGAGATTTTCATAATTATGTTGGTCAAAAAGCTTGGGAATTTTTAGATTGGCAAGGATTTGATATGCAACAATATACAACTTTCTTTTCTGAAAGTTGGGTACAAGAATTTGCTAAAAATGGAGGTGGTCATCATTCAGCTCACATTCACCATAATCAACATGTAGGTGGTTTTTACTTTTTAAAAGCAAGTGAATTAACTTCTTATCCAATATTTCATGAACCGAGAACTGGGGCACGTTGTACAAAGTTAAAACTTAAAAAACCAGATGCAATTACCCACGGTACAGAACTTGTGCACTTTAAAGTTAAACCTGGAACACTTATATTCTTTCCAGGATATATGGAACATGAATATGCAGTAGATCATGGTAAAGAACCATTTAGATTTATTCATTTCAACATTCAAGCAGTTCCAAAAGAAATGGCAAAGGTAAATGTCTAAATATAATTTTAAAAAAGATAGATTTACTGTTATTGAAAAAGCAATAGATCCTAAAATTGCAAACTTTGTATACAACTACTTTTTAATGAAAAAACAAGTTGCGAGAACAATGTTTGATACAAGATATATTTCTCCATTTACAACTGAGTTTGGGGTATGGAATGATGATCAAGTTCCTAATACTTATTCTCACTATTCAGATATAGCTATGGAAACTTTATTATTAGCTGTTCAACCTATTATGGAAAAGCAAACTGGATTAAAGTTAATTCCAACATATTCATATGCAAGAATTTATAAAAAAGGAGATATATTACATCGTCATAAAGATAGATTTAGTTGTGAGATATCTACTACATTAAATTTAGGAGGAGACAAATGGCCAATTTATGTTGAACCAAATCCTAAGATGGGTGGAGTTGTAGAAGGTAAAGGTTATATATCTGATAACACTAAAGGTATTAAAGTAGATTTAAAACCTGGTGATATGTTAGTTTATAGAGGAAATTTATTAGAGCATTGGAGAGAAGAATTTGATGGAAAAGATTGTGCACAAGTATTTTTACATTACAATAATGCTGCAACTAAAGGTGCAAAAGACAATATCTTTGATAAACGACAACACCTAGGTCTTCCGAGCTGGTTTAAGAAATGATATAATTCTATATTGGGAGGGGTCTTCCACATACACACCAACCCTTCCCATTATAGGATTATTATATGTTTTTTGGAGCAACAGCCTTTGCAGAAGCACCTTTCTCATCAGAAGGCATTATAAATCAATCAATTGAAGTCACAGGACTTCAGTTACAAACTAACGTCTCAACGGTTGCTATATCTTTAGGTATAGATGTTAATGTAACCACAAATTTATTACAAACTGAAGTTACAAGCGTAGTCATTACTGCAGATGCTAATCAAAATTTAACAACTAATTTATTACAAACTGCTTTAGGTAATGAGACTATTACCACAGATCAAAATATTAGTGTAACTACTAATATATTACAATTTGAAATTGATAGTGTTTCAATCATTGCAGGAGCAAATGCCTTTATTGCTGCAGGTGCAGAACAAGAACTTCAAACTGCAATTAACAGTGTAACTATAGATATACCAGTTACAGTAACTTTAGTTGGTTCACAATTTAACGTATTTGTAAGTAGTGTTAATGCTCAAGCAGTAACTATTGCTACATTATCTACAAATTTAATTCAATCAAATGTTTCAAGTGTAGCTATTACAGCAGATGCTAATACAAACGTATCTACTAATTTAATTCAAACTGCATTAGGTAATGAAGCTATTAGTGCAGATGCTAATGTAAATTTAACAACTAATTTATTACAGACTGCTTTAGGTAATGAGTCTGTAGTTGTTGATACCGATGTATTATTAACTACTAATTTAATACAAGCTAATTCAGGTTCAGTAGTTATTGGTATTGGAGTTCCTGTAACAGGGGTTCAAATGCAAATATCTATAAAAACACCTGTAGTCGTAGCATGGGCCGTGGTTGATATAAACGTAACTAACACTTGGACAACAGTAAGTACTAATACAACTAACACTTGGAGTGTGGTTGATATTGCAGCCTAACACTTATATAATAGCTTAATTATGGCATCATCCTATTCTACAGACCTCAAACTAGAGTTAATGGTAACGGGTGAAAACTCGGGTACTTGGGGAGATAAAACTAATACTAATTTAAATCTAATACAACAAGCAATTGCTGGTTTTGAATCTATTGCAATCACGTCTACTAATACTACTCTAGCAATGACGGATGCAACTATTTCCAACGCTAGAAATGCAGTATTAAAATTTACAGGAACTATTACAGCAAACTGCACAGTATTTGTTGCATCAGGAATTGAAAAAACTTATATCTTAGAAAATGGCACTACAGGAAACTTTACTGTTGCTTTAAATCAAGTAGGTGGATCTTCGGCTATTTTTGCAGGAACAGATAAATCTAATAAATTAGTTTATTTAGATGGAACAAACGCCGTAGACTTAGGTTTAGCTAATTTAACAGGAACTCAAACTTTAACTAATAAAACTTTAACTTCACCGACTATTAATGATCCAATCATTAATGAAATTAATGATACTAATGGTAATGAAGAAATTATATTTACTACAACTGCTTCTGCAGTCAACGAATTAACAATTGCAAACGCTGCAACAGGAAATAACCCAAATATAACAGCGTCAGGAAGTGATGCAAATATTGGTATTAATTTAACTCCTAAAGGTGTAGGCGAAATTACATTTAATGGTACAGGTAAAATACAACAAGTTTTAGAAAAAGTAACTGTAACTAATACTGCAACTACAGGAACAGTTAATTATGATCTTTTAGAGCAAGCAGTGTTATATCATACAGGAAATGCTTCAGGACAATTTACACTTAATTTTAGAGGAAGTAGTTCTACTGCATTAAATACAATGGTTACTGTTGGAGAATCTGCAACTGCTGCATTTTTAAATACTAATGCTACTACTGCTTATTATACAACTTTTGTAACAATTGATGGAACTTCAACTAACGTTTCAACAAAATGGCAAGGTGGTTCAACGCCTTCTTCAGGAAATTCATTATCTATTGATGCTTATGCTTTTACAATTATTAAAACAGCAGCATCAACTTACACAGTATTAGCAGCTCAATCACAATTTAAGTAATTCATCATGCCTGTAATTACTACTTTTGGAGGAATGTCCGCAAGAGGTTTTGGATTATTTTCAGGCGGTGCTCTTCAACTTGCAACTTCTTTTATAACAATCACAGCAGGAACTACAACTAATACAGTTCCATTAGGCTATAACGCAGTTCATATTCAAGCAGCAGTTGGTGGAGGAGGGGGATCAATTTTAGGTGCCGATTATGATAAAGCAGGTGGAGAATCAGCAGGAGCTGGGGGTGGATCAGGTTCTTATATATCAGATAAAATATTTACAGTTACAGCTGGAGAAACTTTAACATTTGTTGCAGGATCTGGTGGAGCTGCCGCTAATAATGCTGGTAGTATGTTTAATATTTCAGCATCTCCTGGAACTAATACTACTTTATCAGGATCAACAACTGGTAGTATATTTTCATTAACAGGAGGAGGTGGATCTTCTGGATTAGGTGGGGGTGTTCAAGGACCACTTAGAACTAATACTGCAGGAACTGGTGGATCAGCAACTATTTCTGGAACTGCAATTACATCAGGTAATTTTAATCAATCAGGTATTGTTGTAAGTGTTACAACAAATACAGCAGGACCTGTTGGAACATTTAATCAATCTGGAAATGGTGTTACAGGAACTAATCCTGGAAATTGCGGAGGAGATAACTGTCAAATAGGTGGAGGTAATGGCGGAGCATCTTACGCAGGAAATATTGCAGGTGGAGTAGGCTCTCCTCAAGGATCAACGGCTCAAGCTGGAGCTGGAACAAGAGGTTCTGGAGGCGGTGGAGGTGGAGCTCAAGTATCAGGAGGACGTTCTTTTGGTAATAATGGTGGAAACGGCGAGATTATATTTAGATTCCTACAAGTAAAACAATAATTGACTTTATTTCAATAAAGTATATTCATTAATAATGAGCGATATATCCAAGTGGTTTGGTAAAGCTATTTATATTACAGCATTAGATAATTTTGAAGAAATAAACAAGGACATTGTTCCGTTAATCAATGCTGAAGTAACACCAACCAATAGCCAGTACTCACGGACCACGGATATTAAACCAAATGAATTACAATCTATAGATGATAATATTCATCATGATGAAAGATTTAAAAAGTTATTTGATGCAATTCAACCAAAGATAGTAGAAGCATTAGAACTACAACATCTTAATTTAGATATACTTGATATTTATATAACTAAAGCTTGGACAACATATACTATTAAAGAACAGTATATTCATTCACATAGACATATGTCTTCTCATTATAGTTTTGTTTATTATCCTTATGCTGAAGAACAAGGTGATTTAGTATTTCAAGATGATGATGTATCTAAGACTGGTTTAAATATTCCAGTAAGAAAAGAATACTTTAAGAAGTTTACAGAAGTAAATTATTCAAGTGCAATTTATCCAGCTAAAACAGGAAACTTAATTGTATTTCCAAGTATGCTATTTCATGAAACTCAACAAAACACTACTGATGAACCTAGAATATCAATATCAGGGGATATTATGCTTACAATGAAACCTAATATTAAATCAGAGCATAATATACCAAGTCCTACAACGTGGAAGAAATTAAGCTCTTAATTTACTGGTTGAGTTTTATAGTGTAAAATACCAGTAATATGCCACTGAAAAAGATACCATTACCTCCAGGCTTTGATAAGAATGATACAGCATCACAAGCTGAAGGACGCTGGATAGATGGAGATAATGTTCGTTTTCAATACGGATCACCTGAAAAAATAGGTGGTTGGAGACAGATTGGCCCTAATATTTTAGTAGGAGCGGGTAGAGATATTCATTCTTTTTTTGATTTAACAGGAAGAAGATATTTAGCAATTGGTACGAATAAAGTTTTATACATTTTATTTGATAACGTATTTTATGATATCACTCCACTCAAAGCAGCTTTAACAGGATGTACTTATACTTCTACAACAGGTTCTTTTACTGTAACAATTAATAAAAATTCACATAACTTTGAAGTTGGAGATTTACTAACATTTTCATCGGTAACAACACCAGGACCAACTACAACAAGTTTTACATCTGCTGATTTTACAACTAATGTTTTTGAAGTTAAAACAGTTCCAACTGTAAATACTTTTACAGTAACTATGCCTGTAGCAGAGGCAGGTACAGGAGTTACTGCAGGCGGAACAATTACTACAAATCCTTATGAAACAGTTGGACCTTTAGCTTCTACTTTTGGTTATGGATGGGGAGCTGGTACGTGGAACTTGTCTACTTGGGGAACACCAAGAACAGCTTCTAATACAATCATTGATGCAGGGTCATGGTCATTAGATAACTTTGGAGAATTATTAATAGCAACTATTAAAGATGGAAAAACTTTTGAATGGGATCCAGATGCGGGAGCAGGTGTTACATCACGTGCAACTGTTATAGCAGGTAATCCTACAGCAACTGTATTAACAAGAGTATCAGATCGAGACAGACATTTAATTCATTTTGGAACTGAAACTACAATTGGAAGTGCATCTTCTCAAGATCCTATGTTTATTCGTTTTTCTGATCAAGAAGATATTGAAGTTTATGAACCAACATCAACTAATACGGCAGGTACATTTAGATTAGATAATGGTAGTAAAATTGTAGCCGCCGTTAAAGGTAAAGATTATATGTTAGTTCTTACAGATGAAGCAGCTTACACAATGCAGTTTGTTGGAACTCCTTATACATTTAGTATTAGACAGGTTGGATCTAACTGTGGATGTATTGGTCAACATGCAGCAGTCTTCGTAGACGGAGCTGTGTATTGGATG